TTTCCTTCTTGTTTAGGGTCATATAATTTAACCCATTTTCCATCCACTTGAACTTCGTGGAAATTAACCTCAACAAATGGTGAACCACCATCTTTTGTATGTAAAATTCGAATACGTCTTTCTTCACCCTTAGAACCTTTTGGTAATACGGTTGTGAAATAACGTTTTAATCTGTCCTCTGAGGACATCTTGTTGTTGTTGCCGCTTGCGGCGTTCTTGTTTTTCTCGTACTGAGCCAGTACTGCGTCGAATGTTGACATAATAATTGATTTAATTTATAAAACTGTTATAGATAAAATATAAATAAAAAAACCCGAATTAAAAAATCCGGGTTAATTATTTTGTGAAGTATTTTTAAAAATTATTCCATTGTAAATAAGTAAGCATATTTGTTTACTTTACCCAATATTTCATCTCTAAGATTTAATAAATCTGTGTCTGACGAATCTAATTGTTCTGTAAGTTGTACCAATGCTTGTCTTGTAGTATTAACCAATCCTTTAATATCAATTTCAGATAAATTACTTAATTGAATTGTTTTTGTTTCATCTTCTAATGTGAATCTACCGTACTTACCCATAGATTGTTCAACAAAGTCGTCAATAAGTGGGGTTAAGTCGTCGTAAAAGTTACCAAATGCCTCATGTCTTGCAATACCTTTGGTTTGCCAATGACAGATTTTCATTTGATTTTGTAATCCTAATAAAAAGTTTACATTAGAACTTAAATTCATCTTCTTGTTGGTCTGGGTTAAATGATGTTTTTATAATATCGGTAGGATAGTTGTTAACCTCATCTTTAGTTAACACATACTCATTCTTACCACTTGCAGCCATCTCACCTTGTTTGTGGGCAAAGAACTCTTGTGGTTTTTCATTAAATGGATATGAATCTAAAGATCTCATTTCAAGTTTCTCAACACCTGTTTTTGGTTTTGACGCTTCAACCTTAGCACCCAACTCATCAATTTTAGCCATAACCGCATCCATTTGAGCAAGTTTTTGTTCTAAGTCACCTAATTTAGTGAACACGTCATCCATTTTACCAATAACCGATGCGTTATCTGTTTTATTATTTTCTAAATCGTTTTTGATATTTTTAGTCATATTAACTAAATCTGTAATATCAATTTCCTCTGTGTCCATTCCATCTGCTGGTGGTAAATCACCAGCCGGTGCATCTAATGCCGGTTCTGCCGGTGGAGTATCACCCGCAGGTGCGTCCAACGCGGGGTCAGCCGGTGGTAAATCATCCACAGGGGCATCAAGAGCCGGTGCGTCTTGTTCCATAATCATCTTAGAACCATATTTGTTAATGGCCTTGTAACGATTTAATTCTTCTTGTAATTTTTTCTCTAACATAGCTTTAGTCTTGTAATAATTGTCTACCATCATTTGTGATGTACTTTTTATTTATTCTTTCAACGATTCCGTCTTTTTCTCTAATTGTGAAGCATTCACCCGTTACTAAATCGCATTCTTCTCTCTCCATTCCATCGTTAGATACGTTTCTAACCTGTTTTGGACTCAAAAATTGGTCCATTGTGTTGTTTAATCTATTATTATCCATAATATTAAGTTATAAGTATAAATATCATTAATTTAGTTATTATCTTTCTCCAACCCAAAAATAAACCACATCTCCATTATATAACCCTAATGTGTCCATTAACTTGGATGACATAGCAATACCATATCCCTCTAAATTTGGTCCTTCGTTAATGGGTCCATTTACTCTTATATTACCAATAGTACTATCCATTTGGTAATCAGGAATTAAGGTGTATGGTGGTTTTTTGGTTTGTGGATTAAAGAATTCCGTTCGAGCATCAATTATCTTATCCGCCGGTATGTTTGGTGATACTTGAAATTTAGTTGAATAGAATTTCATGTCACTATTCTTAATTGCTGACCATTTAACTGATTTAGGATTAAGTGTATATTTTTTAGAATTTATTTTATTAAATAAACTCATTGTGGTATCGTCAGATATTTCATATATCTTATCCATACCCATTTTAACAACTACCGCTCTGAACCACTCCTTACCATCGTATGTAACTTTTTGTATATAAAGTTCATTGTTATATCCATTATAAGGTACACCGTATTTGGTAACGCCAGCACTTGATACGACTTTCTCACCTTGTATAACTTTTGGACCTGGGTCGTATCTAAAGTTACCTTCAGGTGTTGAAATGGTTTGAGTTGTTTTGGTTTGTTTATCAATTGCCTTGGTTTTTGCAACCGCAGTATTCATAATCTTATCAAATAACGCTCTATAGTTCGACATGAAAGAATCTTTAGGGTTAGGTAAAGATGCGTATGGTATTCTTGTTCCTTTAAATGATGTAGTAATATTGTTACCTTTAATATTGTGAGATACTTCGGTAATCCAATATGAACCTTTAAAAATTGGAATATTTTTAAGATAGAAGAACATAGTTGGTTGTATCATTACGTTACCCATCATTGTTACTTCACAACTATAAGACGCTTGTCTATAATAATCAAATAATGAAATGTCAACGTTATGTACACCAGAACCTGATTCGGACCTTGCTAAGTTTTCTAAAACCACAAATGATTCCGAGGTGTTTCTTAATGTACTTTGGTCTAATTGTACCCCTTTGAATATTGATTGATTTTGGTCACCAAAACTAACCTCAAACGCAACCACTTTATTAGATTTAGATAAATCTTCATCAGTGAATACTTTAGGTAGTGTAATAATCAATGGATTATTGTTAACGTTAGAAATGTTAAAACTATCGTCCGCAAACTTATACTTCTTATTTTCAACCGCCGGATGTTTTGATACGGGTCCCGTAACATATTGTATAATAACCTTAGGTGATGATTCTTGATAATCAACATCTAAGAAGGTTCCAAATATATTATCCGCCACTTTTTTAGACGGTGTTATTTTTGTTTTACTTGAGAAATTAGTTCCATAAAAGTTTACATATGCCGGTAGTGCCCTCATATCAAATCCCGTTCCGAATAGTAAATCAGAAATGACACCGTATAGGTTAGATTTATTATTTTTAGGGTCCGCAATGTCAATAAATTTTGTAAGATTTAAATAATATTGGTCCCCAATATCTTTATTGGCTTTATCTAAAAATAAAAATTCTTCTAATAACAATCTCTGTCCAATAGAATTACCGGCAATCCATTTGTCATTAAATGATTTAAATGTATTATATAATTCAATCTTTAAATCTCTATTGTTATAACCGTAATCTATTTTGGTTTTTTTATTTTTAGACTGTGTTTTAAGTGTTCTAAAGTTAGAAGTTAAAATGTTTAAAAATAAAGAAAATCTATAAACCGAACCTGAAGCATTATTTTCACTTGGTCCTTTTTCATATATGTTTGTTTTAAGATATGTTTGGAACGCTGTTAATGTATTTATTCCACCATTTTTTCTATATCCCGCATAAATTAATATTAACGGTCTGAATTGAATAATATTACTTTCACTCACCTCAATATTAAGTGTTGAGAAAAACTGTTGGTAATATCCATCAATATCTTCACCCACATATAAATCTATGTAGTCTTTTGTGTCACCTGTTGTTAATTGCGTATCACCATATCCTTTATATGAAAATGTATTTTCTTTAGACATTTTACTAAATCCGTCAAATACATGTGGGTCAATTTCTTTTGGATTACCAATGGTAATTTTTATTAAACTATCGTTTGATAAAATGTTTGCTGTTGATAACAATAATTTTTCGGATTGTCTTTCTTTTATTAAGTCGATTACTTCATCCACGGTTTTTGAACTATCTCCACCTTCTTTTCTGACTGTGAATATTTCTTTTAATATATCTTGGAATTGGTAATATTTTACCTTGTTAAATCTTCTATTAGTAATTTCAACATTCACCTTTTCACTTGCAAAATCTAAAAACATCGTTTCAAACTCATCTAATATTTTTGGACTAAATGTTGCTATTAAATCTATTATTTTTCTTTTTGTGGTGGTTAATGAATAAATGTCACTAATTGTTCTATTATATTCGGAATATGACGCAATTGTTTTACCACTAAAATCGTCGTCTAAATGACTATCAATCCAAAGTGGTCTAAAATATTTTTGTGCCTCTTGTTCGTATGTTGCTGACGTTTGATAGGCAATGTTTGGTAATACTCCCAATAATCTTGCGGTTGCCGGATTACTGGTTAAAACCTTTTTACCAATAAACTCATTGTCACCATCACATGGTAATGTTGTATATGTTTCTACCTTATCAGGGTATTTTGAATTGTCCACATATTGTGTCCAATAATTTATATTATTCGGTTGTTTTCTTTTTCTACCAACAATACCTCCCGTATTAGTGTACCCTGAGAACGATGTGTTACCAGAAAACGGATTAAAGTGATTATAATCATTAATAATTTGATGGAATATACTATCATAATAAGGATGAACACCAACGTCTGTCTTTGCTGTACTTCCCGATACAATTGTTCCTCCACTAAATGTAAATCCTGTAAAGTTGTTTTGGGTGTTACCTGAATTGAAAAATTCAGATGTATTAATATTTTTAGTTATGTTATTTGTTGAACATCCACTTAAAATATTATCACCCTCTAATAGTTGTTTCTTATACCTGTGATATAACGATCCCCATTTTAAAACTAAATAATATGGAACAAATTGAGTCGACCCGACTTCTCTGAATAAAGAAGAAACTAAAACCGGTTT